ACATCTGCTAGACTTGCGGAATGGTTTGAAGATCAAATCTGGAACGGAGCAGGAACGGCAGGAACTATGAGCGGTTTAATTACTCAGTTTTTAGCAGACGGAGACGTTATTCAAGCAAACGGAGGAATTACTGCAATCGGTGCGGCTGTAACAACAACTAACGTACTAGCGGTATTTGACGCAGCTACGGCAGCATTACCTTACGCGCTAAGACGTAAAGCGGTTAACTTTATTGTATCTCCAGACGTTGCAGATGCTTACATGAAGTTGCTTATCCAAAATGGAGCGGCTAACGGACTAGGAGGAGACGCTAATACAGGAATGGTTTACGGACGTTACTCTGTGCAAGTTGTAAATGCCTTACCAAACAATACTCTCGTTTTATTCGAGAAGTCTAATATCACTATGGGTACAGGATTAGCCTCAGATGCGACCTCTATTAGAGTGAAAGACCTTGACGAAGTAGATTTGAGCGGAAACGTTTTATACAAGTCTGTATTTGGTGGAGCTGTTGGGTACTCTTATGGTACTGAGATAGTTTGGTTACTTACTACTATAGCATAATAATGCAATGGGGGAGGTTTAACCGCCTCCCCTTTTTTAAAATAATATATAACAGTTAACTAATTGGTTAACTATCTAAAAATCAACAACTTATGGCGTGTTTAATTACATCGGGGAGAGCTAAAGTGTGTAAGGACGGTCTTGGCGGTCAGTCTACGCTATACCTCTTTAACAGCCTACCAGATGCTTTTACTGTTTTGAACGGAGAGGCTACAGCAATGAATGCAGCTTTAACGGCGGCGTATGCTTATCCTTTAGAGGGAGACGGCAATACACTTGAGCAGTCTATGGTAGGAGACAGAAATACTAGCAGTAGAGTAAATACTCAGACGCTTACAACCGTTTTAAAAGCTATGGACGCAGCGACAAATGCTGAGTTTAATCTATTAGCCGCAGGGTATCCGTCGGCGGTAGTAGTGGACAGAAACGGCAACTATATAGCTTTAGGACTTGACGACGGTATCGACTTTACAGTCGTAGCATCGACGGGTGGAGCTAAAACGGACGGCAATATGTATACTTTAACTGGAGTCGCGACAACTAAAGATTTGGCGCCTTTCTTAGATTCGGCAACACAAACCTCGTTTTTAGCGGTAGTAGCTTAATACTTTATTTTACATTTAAAAGCCTTACATTAATTTGTAAGGCTTTTTTTTTGCTTTATAGAAACAAAAAAGCACATTTTTACGTCTTAATAATATACACGCTTGTTTTATGATAGTCGATCCAAATTTAAGTATACATACAATAAAGATAATACCTAGATATAATCCGTCTAACGTATTAACTTTAACTATTACAGATAGTACTCTAGGAACGACTACAGACGTAACGCCTGCCTATACAATGGGCGGAGATTACAAGCTCTCTCTAGTATTTAGCTATACATTTTTAGACGAGAGTAGCTATCAGTTAAGGCTAACGGACAATGTAACTACAGAGATAGTATACAGAGGCTTAGTTTTAGCTACAACACAGGTAGCACAGAAATACAAGCAAACAGCTAACCGCTATACATGGTAAAATATGAGTGATATTAAACTAATAACATTAACGAGCTACTCTAGACCGCCTCTTATGGAGGATAAGTCTAGGGACTGGGTAATGAACGGACGTAATAATGAGTATTACAACTATATTGTTGACCGAAATAACGGGAGTCCTACAAACTCAAGCATTAATCAGTCTTATAGTACCTTAATTTATGGTAAAGGATTGCGCACATCTAGCGGATCGTTAGGTGCGGAGCATTGGGGTAGACTACAAACTATATTAAGACCTAGAGAACTCCGTAAAATGGTCGCAGATTTTCAAGTTTTTGGAGAGTTTAGCTTTGAGGTTATAGAAACTAAGGGCGGAGAGTTGCATAGTTTGACGCATATACCTAAACAAATGGTAATCCCGTCTATTGCAAACGAAAAAAACGAAATAGAACACTATTGGTTTTCTAAAAACTGGCGTAAATATACAGAGGTAGAGAATACGCCCGTACTTTTTAACGCTTACGGCGCTGCTAAAGGCAGCTCTATTTATGTAGCAAAGCCTTACGTTGTAGGAGCTGAGTATTTCGGCGCTCCAAGTTATAGCTCGGCTTTAGTATTTGCCGAAATGGAGGAGGAGATTGCGAACGTACAAATATCGTCTATAAAAAACGGATTAAGCGCAGGGTATATAATACAGATACCAAACGGAACTAATTACACTCCAGAGGAGAAAGAGGAGTTTGAGAGACAAGTTAAACGTAAACTAACGTCTAGCTCGAATGCGTCGAACTTTATTATCAGTTTTAATGACCAAGAGGTCGCTATAGAGGTAACGCCATTCCCTGTAAATGCTAACGTTCATAAGCAATGGGATTCTATACAAGAGCAATGCAAAACACAGCTCATGACAGCGCACAAAGTAATATCGCCGTCGTTAGTAGGTTTATCGTCTGCGAGTGGATTTAGCTCAGTAGCCGACGAGCTAGATATGAGCGAGCGCCAAACTATTAAGCGAGTTATAAAGCCTAAACAAGATTTTATCCTTGACGCAATAGAGGAGGTTTTGGTAAATTACGGAATTAATCTAAATTTATATTTTTCTCCATTGACTGAGGAGGTTGTAGAAGTAAAAGAGGAAACCGCAGAGCTTAGCTCTCACGTATGCATGAGCGACGGAGCGCCTACAGAGTTAGCAGATAGTTTAATCGCTTTAGGCGAAACCCTAGACGTCTCAGAGTGGACGATGCTAAGTAGTGCGGACGTAGATTATGATACAGACGGCGATTTATACGATTTAGTAGAGTTTGCAACGTCTACAGGAACGGCTAGACCTAACTCAAAGAGTGCGCAAGATAGTAAAGAGATAGCCATACGCTACAGATATGTAGGTAACAAATCTCCGCAAAGAGAATTTTGCAGAAAAATGATGCAAGCTAATAAGATATATCGCAAAGAGGATATTTTGCAAATGAATAAGGCAGGAATAAACGACGGTTTTGGACTAGGTGGTACAAATAGTTACAGCATTTGGTTATATAAAGGCGGAGGGAGAATGTCGAGTAATTTTCCGCAGGGAACTTGTCGCCACAAATGGCAAAGAGAGATATACCTAAAAAAAGGTAGTAGCTTAGACGTTAACTCGCCTTTAGCTAAAACTATTAGTACCTCAGAGGCACGCCGAAAAGGGTATAAAGTACCAACAAACAAGAGCATCGTCTCTATTAAACCGCATAACGCATAAGATATGGCAGATTTTCTCTTTATATCCCCCACAGAAATTAAACAAACTACCATAGTCGGTGGTAATGTGGACGACGACAGGTTTGTGTTCATTATTTCAGATGTAATGAACACAGTAATATTGCCATTATTAGGGCAGCAATTATATGACGTAATACTAGCAGGCGCAACAGCAAACAATTTAACGGGTTTATACCTTGAGTTATATACTAAATATGTGCAACCGATTACAAAATTTCAAACGGTTGCTAATTTTGTGTTAATTAGCAACTATATGGTTGCAAATGGCGGATCGGTTTCACATACCGCAGATAATGCTCAGTTAATGACTGCGGAGGATTTGACTAGATTGTCGAATACTTACGCAGGAATGTCCGACACTTTTGTAGATAGGTTTAACGACTGGATAATATTAAACCATTTACCAGAGTATAAAACAACGCAGGACGGAGTAGACGCATCGACGCACATATCTAATAGGAGCGGTTGGTTTTTTGGTAATCCGTCAAATAGAATACAAAACCCGTACCCACAGAGTCCAGAGGATATAATTAAGTTTTAATATATGGCAAATTGTAGCATACAAAGCGGATATACTGAATCCTGCAAAGATTTTCAAGGCGGCATAGATAAGCTATATCTATTCCCTTACGTAAAATACGGCGTTTCAGATATTACTTTCGGAGGTGGCTCTAAAGTAAACAATCCCGACGCGCAAAATATTACTAGCTTTCCGAGTACTACAATTTATGAGTATGAGGCTGTAAATATTAGCTATACCGAAAGCGCTAAAATAACAGGCGGAGGCATCGAATGGAGTCAAGACTTATCTTTTACATTACCTCGTAGTTTTGAGGCGTTAAACGCTTTTAAATTGATGTACCAAGACTATTGCGCTATCTTTTTAGACAGAAACGGGAACTATAGAATTATAGGGGTTTGGAACGGCGGAGAGGTTACAGTTAACGCAACAACAGGAGGAGAGAAGTCGGGTATGAATGGCTCGACTGTATCTTTAAAAGCGAGAGAAAATAACCAAGCGTATTTTTTAAAAAACTTTGCAACAGATTTCACTATATTTAATAACGAAAGTACTAACTTTTTAGAGTTTAACGTTAATACTTTAGGGGTTGCAATAACTAACGACTTTGATATAACCGTAGGCGCAGGAACTTTTTTATATGATGTAACTACAGACGACGGCTATAGCGCTACGGGTTTAACGGGCGACCATACTATAACCTTTCCTACCCCTGCAACAACTAAAAAAGTTAGTATTTCGGGTGTATTCCCTGCGTTTGATTTTACAGGCAATGCGGATATACTTAAAATAATAGAATTCTCAAATT